ATTTTACCCTAATTTTGGGCGAAATGAATTAAATGAAAAAGATCATACCCCCCAGTGTGGGGAATGTATTAAAGATGAACAAATCTTGTACTTACCTTCAAAAGACTCTCTTGTTAGAGTCAAAAAGAAGATTGGTGATTGGTTTCAATCCACAATGTCTGAACTTACATACAAATCTATGACTGATGATGATTATATCACTAAGTTAGTAGATGATGTAGTAACTTTTGTAACCATGTCAACTCAAAAAATTGAGGGCTTAGGTGTGGTGGAAACCATATTACAGGCCGTTCGGATTTTCATTAAATGTAGATTTCATGAATCAACATGGAAGACTTTGTCCTCCAGATTCTACTCATACATAAAGAAGATCTTAGGTGACTTTGTTGTCCAAGGCGCCGATTATTTTTTTGAGGGAGCGCGAGGATATCTGAATTCATACAAGAACATTTGTAATAGCGAGATAGCTGTTAAATTGTACAGATGTTGTATGTATATAATGAGTTTGTCTCTTTTTGACAAACTCGGTATTTCATTCGATGCTTTTGGTTATTCCAAGCTTGAACAAGTTGCGCTAAAGAAGAAGTATTACAAAAAACCAGATTTTTTGTATGTCCTTGCGGATACCATTCTTTTCTTAGCTGAACGCGGTTACCAAATTTATTTGACTGGTGATATCAACTGTATTTTTCATTCAGGTGGCACTTATAAGAAGATGTTTGATACTTGTCGAGAATTGCAGAGGAAATCTCATCTTTTACATAATCCTGAGGAATATGGATTCACGGAAAGTGAATTTAGATCTGATTTGGATGACATTATTGAGAAACTTCAGAATATCGTTAAACATTCGATGCGACTGGACAAGAGTGATAGAGATACTATCAAATTTACACTCAATGATATGTTGATGATGCGTGATGATTTGAACACTAAGTCGGCTGCTCGTCGTAATCGTAAAGCGCCTTTTGCTGTTCAAATTTTTGGGGATTCTGGTATTGGTAAGACCACATTGACTAATATCATCTGCACATATTTTGCTAAGCATGAAAATCTCCCACTAGGGGATGAATTTCGTTATACTGTTAATCCAGC